AGGGAGAGAGATGTATACGTGGTAGGTGTTAACTACCAGGGGGTTGGACAATTTCTCTTTGGACCTTACGAGTCAGAGGCTATGGCTACCAAAGACTTCGAGGGTCGAGGTAACATACAGGCACTCAAGTCCGGTGATGTAGCAAGGGTATTCAAGGTGCTTGCACCTAGTAAAATCTTTGACGACACGCCGATACAAGGTGATTTATTTGACACACGTTAAAACAAAACATAGTATCATATATAGTACTATATAAGAAGCCCCTTAAGGGCTTCTAGTTATAGTAGTTCATTACTCTCCTAGTGATGGGTGGTGGGTATGTTCCTAGTGCATGCTCACCACCACAAGGCAGCACCAAGTGGTCAACAGATGATAAGGGGAAGTATCATCTGATTGTTCGGGTGCAATCCCTGTTGCTGCCACGCAAGTAACAACAGAAAGGACACAAGATGTCTGTGAAAATAAATGGGTATGACTTACCAAGTCACATCTCATACTCACAACTAACCACATGGTTAGATTGTGGTTGGAAGTACTACCTATCTCGTATCGTCCAGTTAAAAGAGGATGGTTCTTGGTGGTTAGTAGGAGGTTCATCAGTTCATGAGGCTACTGAAGCCTTTGACCATGCTATGTACGAGGAGTTGGGCAAATGATTCAAGCAACAGAGCCAGCATTCCTGGACAAGGTGTGGAAAGATACGTGGGATAAGGTTAAGACCGCTCACAGTGCCTCTACGGGGCAGGATTCGGCACTCTGGCGTAAGGCAGGGCGTACCACTAAGGCTAACCCAGACGGGGAAGATGAGAAGTGGTGGTTTGAAGAGGGTCGCAACATGCTGGACTCATGGGTTCAGTTCCGGACTGGTCAACTAGGCTGGAGTGTATGGACTACACCTGACGGTAAGCCTGCCATTGAAATCTCAATGACCCCTAGCATGGGTGATGTCCCAGTCCAAATGGGTATTGACCGTGTGATGGTGACACCAGATGGTGAGTTGGTTATTGTAGACTTAAAGACTGGTAAGTACACACCATCATCAGACTTACAGTTAGCACTGTATGCTGTGGGTATGGAGAAGACCTTTGGTATCCGACCAAAGTATGGTACTTACTGGATGGCACGTAGTGGTACAACATCACCACTGATTGACCTAGACTTCTACACTAAGAACATGATAGAGAAAATAGTTGGTGACTTTGACAGGGCACGTAAGGGTGCACTGTTCATACCTAACTACAATCACTGCAAGATGTGTGGATTTAAGACAGAATGCGAATGGAACAAGGAAGGAAAGTAATGACTGAGAAAAACTATGTAGTCAATGTCAAGACAACCAAGGGTACTATCGTCACAGCACGTGGAGATAGTGCGGAAGAACTAATCAGTAACATCAATGCACTTGTAGCAGAGGGTGCAGCAGATGCTATCGCAACACTAGAGCAAGTACTGACGGGCATGCCACCGGTATCTCCCAGTAACAGCGCAATCGATACAGTGGTTGCTTCGTTAGGTGGAACAGTAGTAAGTGAAGCACCAACCACTGGTTTCGCACCAGTACCACCACCACCTAGTGCTGCAGCACCTACATCGGCAGGTCAGGTATCATGTTCACATGGTCCAATGATTGGTCGTAAGGGTAACGGTGCTAAGGGTGAATGGAAGGGTTACTTCTGTCCAACACCTAAGGGTACGCCAGACCAGTGCCAACCACAGTGGCTCACTAAGAAAGACCCTGCTTGGAATACACTATAATCTAATCACTACCTAGGAGATAACATGAAGACACTAATGAGAGCAGTAGGTCGCCCCGATATAGGGGGCGAGCCTATGCCACCAGTGTTTCGTGCATTTGATGAGAACCAAATCATCTTCCGTAGGGCAGAGGTCAGCATGATTGCAGGTCAGCCAGGGGCAGGTAAATCCACACTTGCCCTTGCGCTGGCCCTGCGTATGCAGGCACCAACTCTGTACCTATCAGCGGATACCAATGCACACACTATGGCAATGAGATTGTACTCAATGATTACTGGTAATTCACAATCAGAATCAGAGAAGATAATCTCTGAGAATCCAGAGCAAGCCAAGCAAGCACTAGCCCAAGCACGACACATCTACTGGTCATTCGATTCCAACCCTGGACTTGGTGACATTGATGATGAGGTAACAGCAATCGAAGAATTGCTAGGTGAATCACCTGCACTAATCATTGTTGATAACCTCATGGATGTGGCGATGGATGGTGGCGAGGAGTTTGGTGGTATGCGTTCTGCTATGAAGGAGTTGAAGTACCTTGCAAGAGATACCAATGCGGCTGTGCTTGTACTGCACCACACTAAAGAATCCTACAGCGCAGACCCATGCCCACCACGAAGCGCAGTACAGGGAATGGTTAATCAGTTACCAGCACTCATCCTTACAGTCGGACAACACCAAGAAATGATGGCTGTTGCCCCTGTAAAGAATCGTTATGGTAAGGCTGACCCCTCCGGTAACACACCAGTGTGGCTGCGATTCAATCCTGAGTACATGTACTTGGCTGACCTAGAGGAAGCACGATGAGAAAGAAAAGAATCAAGTGTAACCAATGCCATGAGGAACAAGAGACAACTACAATCTTTATCCACATAGTTGAGTGCGATAGGAACATCAGACACTACGCAAAGAAACTCATTGCCGAACTGGAACGAGAACTACGTGAGTAAGAGTAAACAAAAAGGTACGTCAGCAGAAACTGCCGTAGTTAACTGGCTTAACAGTAAAGGAAGAAAGCATGTGGAACGACGAGCACTATCTGGCCTTCTTGACAGGGGCGATATTGCTGGTATTCCTGGTGTTGTTATCGAGGTAAAGAACCATCAGCGTATGGAACTTTCAGCATGGCTCAAAGAACTAGAGGTTGAGATGCATAACGACAAGGCAGATACCGGTGCAGTAGTACACAAGAAGAAAGGTACTACCGATGTAGGCATGTGGTACGCCACAATGCCAGTACATGGATGGTATAAACTATTGGAGGAAGCAGGTTACTAATGGAAAAGCATAGCATCTTGGCTGTGCTTGAGCATTATGGTGGGTCAATCTATCGTGAGCGTAATGGGTGGCAGAAACTTAAGTGTCCATTCCACGATGACTCACATGCATCAGCCACAGTTAACATAGAAGAAAATGCATTCAACTGTTTTGGTTGTGGCATTAAAGGTGATACTTACAAAATCATTATGGAGAAGGAAGGAATAGAATTTCGTGAAGCAGTCAAGGTCGCAGAAGGAATCACTGGGCAAAGCAGTAGTGCACTACGCAAAGTACATAGCGGAGGCAGAGGGGTATCTAGCAAGTCGGGGAATCACCTTAGCAGACGCGCATACAGCCCACCTGGGCTTGGTCGTAGAGCCTCTACCAGGCCATGAACAGTTCATTGGTAGGCTAGCCATACCATACATCACACCCACTGGTGTGGTGGACATTAGGTTCCGTTCTATCAATGGAGAAGAACCTAAGTACATGGGTATGTCAGGCAGTGAGACAAGGTTATACAATGTAGCAGCAATCGGTCAGGCAACTGACTTCATAGCAGTATGTGAAGGAGAGATAGATGCAATCACGCTCACGCAAAAGTGTGGTATCCCGGCAATTGGGGTTCCTGGTGCTAACTCGTGGAAAAGACATTACTCGAAACTCTTACAAGACTTCGAGCGTATCTATGTCTTTGCGGATGGTGACCAGCCAGGCTCGGACTTTGGTAAGAAACTGGCGAGAGAAGTTCAGGGAGTTATTGTAATCAACATGCCTGATGGTGAAGATGTAAATAGTATATTCAACAAACAAGGAACAGAGTTCTTTAGAGAGAAGGTAGCAGCATGAGTAAGATGAAGAGTGAGTGGGAAGATGAGTACTTCGGCGAGGGATACGTTTACATCGCAGGAGATTGGGGTCATACTGAACCTACTAAGGGACTTCGGGATAAAGATAGAGCACGTGAAGAGGCTAAGCAACGACACCCTTCTTCAGGTAACCGTAAGTCTCCCACCCAAGAGGTAGATGAGTTCTGTCTACGCTTTGCGCTGTATGATATTCAAGATGAGTTAGCAGACATCTTGCTTAGCAAACACGAGGACTATGGTCCTAAGAATATTAGTGATGCACCTGGCGGTGCTCTCAATGGTATTCGTGTTCGTATGCACGACAAGGTAGCACGACTTAATAACTTAATAGATAGTGGTAAAGAACCAAAGCATGAATCAATCCGAGACACACTCGTGGACATCGCCAACTATGCAACCATTGCAATCATGGTCATAGATGACGTATGGGACACTGAGTAAACAGATAAGGAAAACAACATGAAGCGTATCGTAGTACTATCCGACATGCAAATACCGTATAACGATAAACGTGCAACTCGTGCAGTTATGAACTTTGTTGCAGACTACGAACCAGATGAGTTGTTCTGTGTAGGTGATGAGGCTGATAGCCCAGAACCTTCACGTTGGAACAAGGGTTTGGCTGGAGAGTTTGAAGGAACTCTACAGAAAGGTCTAGACGAAACGACCAAGATAATGACTGGCTTCAAGGAAGCCTTAGGCGACAAGCCTTTCCATACAATGAGGAGTAATCATGGAGACAGAATTCAGAACTACGTCACACGATTTGCCCCTGCTCTTGCATCGTTACGTGACCTTGAGTATTCCAAGTTACTTAGGTACCGTGAGAATGAAATTACATATCACGATAAATTTTATCAGTTCACCCCAGGATGGATTCTCGCTCATGGAGATGAGGGTCGTGCCAACAAACAACCTGGTGGGACTGCTCTTACCCTTGCTAAACAAATTGGGGCTTCGGTTATCTGCGGTCACACGCACAAGCAGGGTATACAACATGAACACACCGGCTTCGGTGGTCAGATTAGACACAAGTTATATGGGGTGGAAGTTGGCCATCTCATGGACATATCGCAAGCGCACTATCTCGGACAGACTGGTGCTAACTGGCAACAAGGATTCACTATACTCTACCAACGTAGAGGCAATGTAACCCCTGTCAATGTTCCAATCAATGGTCGCTCATTCGTAGTTGAGGGTAAGGTTTATGAGTTCTAATGATAATTTTGTCCAAGAGTATGAAGGTATGGTTCGACAGATTGCATCCGAATATCATCGCAAGTATCCAATGGTGGAGAAAGCAGATTTAGAACAAGAGATTTGGTTGTGGTTTGTGCAGCATCCACGCAAGATGGAGGAGTGGACAACTACACATGAGTCGAAAGACTCTGACAAGTTGATTGCTCGCTCCCTCCGGAATGCTTCGCATGACTACTGCATCAAGGAGAAGGCACGAGTAGAGGGGTATGCACCTGATGATGTATTCTTCTACAAGAAGGAGTTCATCAAGATGATGATTCCTGCTGTGCTATCAGATGACTGGCAGAAGATTGAGAACAGCATGGCTAACATGGGTCGTACCATGAAAGCCCCATCGGAGTCAGGTGACTTCATGGCTTATGCTGCGGATATCAAGAAGGCATTCGAGGAACTTGATGAGACAGAACAGAACCTAGTGTTCTTGTTCTATGGTGAGGATGTTGATTCAAAGACACTTCACGACATGGTTAACAATGAACGACCAACTGCTAGGGCTACGGCAATGGCAGCCAATCGTTCACTCAACAAGATGGTTAGAAAACTAGGTGGCTTTGCGCCACAGAAAGATAATGACTATGTTGAACCAGAGAAAGTTGAAGTGGAATGATTTGTACAGAATGTCAAAGGGCAGGAGATGCATCAAGATTGTCCTCTGAATCTACCTTAGCCCATATGTTCCGGAGGGAACTGTGGTACAAGGCTAAGACCTTACATGCCATGTGCAAGGCAGTTGATTGTTACTGTCAGCATTCAGTTAAGGCTATAACTTAAAACAAAAATAACCCCCCTTGGATTTCTCCTTGGGGGGTTATTGCTTTATGAGGATGGAACTTCTTCTGGTAGAGGTTCACCAGGTTGCCACCATTTGAACTGGCGGTTAGATGATGTACATCCACCACCACCCATGATTTTGTATTGGACTGTCATGGGATATTTACTTCTGGTTTCCCAGAGTAATGTGCCTTGCCATACCTTGATACCTTTTGGGTAAGGATATGTATTGGTGCCTGTTGTGTCCAACTTACCATTAGGTAGGTTTCTTGCTAGCCTCATCTTAACGTAGCGAGGCTTCTTCTTGCACTGCATGTGCAACTGTGCAACCCATAGAGTTCGCTCACCGTTTAAGGTGAATGAGTTGCCACTACTAAATGGAATATTAGTCCACTTGTTAGTGCGTAACGATACCGTACTCTCATCCTTCTTTAGTTTACTTGCACCTGCATCAGCCTGTGACGAAGACAACATGAGAACGAGAGCAGTACTTAGAGATACCGCTACTATCTTGCGAAGCAATTACGCCTCTGGTGTTGCTGGTTTCTTGGCATCACCAATGATTTTAGCAGGGTCTAAGCCACCGCCACGCTTCCAGCCTGGACCCTTTTGTAGTTCCATGTGAAGATGGGGACCGGTGACGTTTCCGTCTTTCCCAACCTTACCGATGAAGTCTCCAGTCTTAAGTGTCTGTCCGACCTTGACCTTGTAAGAGGATAGGTGAGCAAAGAGAAGATGACCGCCTTCAACTTTGAGTAGTACTGAGAACTGTCCGAAGGCAGCACCCCATACCTGACCTACCTTTACAACCTTGCCATCGCATGGAGCAACAACGATTGCACCTATTGGTGCAGCGTAGTCTACTCCTTCGTGCTTTCCGGAGGACCACATACGTCCCTTGACTCCGAAGGGTGTCGTGACCTTATACTTTGCATCTTGCATTGGTGAAGCCATTAGTCTTCATCCTCATCTCTTAGGGGTATTGTTACTAACCATACAAGGAAACCAGATACTATAAGTATCCCTGTTACCTTCTTGGCACTGCCGTCTAACGTAAAGTAAGCAATGCTGAGACCGACTAGGGTGTATGTCTCTGCTGTGATTTCTTTCAAGTATTTCTTTAGCCAATTAAACAACTACTTAAGTCTCCTGACTTGGGCTAACTGACCTACGATAACTGTAGCAACCACGATGCCCTGAGATTCTTCTCTCTGTTCAGGTGTCATGTCACTACCAATAGCCATAATTGCCTCAGCAGCCATTGCAATCTGTACGGCTCCAGGTACGTTTTCTAGGTAGGTTGGTAGTTGGATATCAACCTGGGCTAGAAACTCCTCTACGGGGCTTACAGGGGCAGGAACAGCCATTGTAGGCTGTGGTTCTGGGGTTATTTCTGGGACTATTTCTTCTATCGTAGGACTAGGGGAAGGGGTAGGCTCAACTTGTACAGGTTCTTGTACAACTTCTGGAGTTGGGGTTGGCTCTACTGGTACCGGTACGACACTATCCTGGGAAGGGGATGGTGTAGGCTCAGCGATAGGGGTAACGGTTGGCGTTACCTCTGGTTCTGGAGTAGGTGATTCTGTTTGAGTAGGTTCAGGTATTGGCGTTGGCTCTGGGTCCAGAGTTGGTTCAACGCTTACGACTGGCTCAGGGCTAGGACTTGGCACAGGTTCTAATACAGGAACTATGCCATTGTACCAACGCAGTGGAGAATCTAAAGGTAGGTTATCTCTTACATAAAGAGTGTAAGATTGTGCGTAGCCACCTTCACAGAACAAGCGAGGTATCTCGCCTTTACCATCAAAGAATTGGTTGCTATTATCCCAGCCAATAGAAAATGTTTGTTCTGTTCCATCGTCTCTACCACAAGTAACTTCAGCAATAGCCTGTTCGGCAAATGCATTGGTTGGTGTGAACACCATGAACGAACCTACAATAAAAGAAACAATCCCTAAGCGGAGTTTCCTTTTCAATTACTACTTAGACTTCTTCTCGTTTGCTTTGGCAAAGGAGTCGTTGATTTCTTTGTCATCTAGTTTGCCATCGCCAAGGTAGCCACGGGCTAGAGATTCAGACACAACTGCAACACCCATGATTGCTGCTAGTGCAGCAGACTTCCATGTGTCAATACCTAGTAGTGCACCAGCACCAAGGGTACCCATTACAGATGCAATAACTACAGCCACCATGCGACCAGAGATATCTTTAACTTGCTTTTTACTCATTATATTTTCCTTATTAGAAGGGTTACGATTCCACCAAAACCATTATCGTTCTTGTCTGGGGAAGACTCGTTGGCGAATTTAACTTCTTCAATCAAGCCTTTGAATGTTTCATTGGTACGGTAATCCGTTACACGAACAAAGTCTGCTTGTTCTTCTAGTTGTTCTAGAGTAGTAAGCAACTCAAAGCCACGACCTGTGTATCCAAACTGGGTATTGAAGTGGTCAAACTCTGAGTCAAAGCACTGCAAGTTGTATTGGATTAGTCGCTGCCTACGAGCAGCAGGTAATGCTTTTAACTGGTAAGACTTAAGTACTGGATAACTGGTAACTGGACTACCGTTAACTAAAGTAAACTTAAGACCCATCTGTTCAACAGCAACAGCAGGCTGAGCAATGTCTACCTCAGAACCAATACTTACTGTGTCCAGGGTTAGCAGGTCAAACTCATTACCGTTAGCATCAATAGTTGTAACAGTAATACCATCGCCCTCAGCGATAGAACCGTTAATAGTTATGAACTTAAAGAACTTGGGTTCAGTTGTATTGAAACGGATGTTACCAGTTGTCACATATCCAGAACTTCGGTAGTCAGTGGTATGTTCTATCTGTAGTTCACCCTTGACGGTATCGCTATCTTCCTGAATAACCATTACCATACGGTCATTAATGTTGTAAACTTCAGTACAGTCTGAACTGTCACCATCAGCAGATGATTCATACTCAAGGTCATAAGCATAAGCAAATGTACCATCATCAAATTGTTGAGTCAGGTCAATGCGAATTAGTATGGCATTGGTATCAGCACCCTCAAGAACTTTGGTTGCTGCGTACAGGTAGGTACCACGTTCGGTAAATGCATTAACTGGGTAAGCAGTTTCAACAAGCAGTGGACCCATGACTGGGTTGCCACTGTTTCCGATTGGACAGATACGTACACCTCTGTTTGTACCAATGGCAAGGTATCCAAGGTAATAGTGAATTGCATTGACGGTTTCACCATCTGGCAAAGACAATACCATTGTTGCACCTGCTAGGTTAATGGTGTTTGTAACTGGTGATTCGTTAGGGTCAATAGTTGCAGACCATATCTCACCATTGTTACCACCATTACCAGCAAAGAACAATGGACCAGGTGAACCAGTAGCATCTACCCAGTTCCAACTGGTGTTGATGTGGTTCATTGAGTTGGTAAACGTATCAACCGCACCAGTGGTATGTGTGTGAGTTGTTGTAGTAGTGGGAAGTAAACCAAAAGTTCTACCCGTACCAACAAAAACATTACCCTTTGCATACTTGACTAAAATATTAGCGTTACTGGTTGTGCTATGCTTAAAGAAAACATCGTCAGATGTTAAGGTTCCGATAGTACCCTTATGAATGCAGCGTGAACAAGCAGCATAGTAAGTTGAACCATCAGTGGTTACTGAGTAAAACGGGAAGTCGGTACCACCGTGACCATCAGGATATGTAGCACCAGCAGTATAGTTTGCTGTGGCAACTGCACCATTAAGGGCATCAGGAGTAATCTTCTTCAGGATACCATTGTCATCACCAGAAACTAATACTTCATTAGTTCCATCGTAACCAGTGGCAGCATTGATACCTTTAATACCAGTGTAAGCATGATAGACCTTCTTGTGTAGGCGCATTTCACCTACGGTCCATACATCTACACCACGAGAGTCCTTAAAGCGGTGACTGACGTGTTGGTAGTCGGTACCTGGTTCATAGAACTCAATACCAGAACCGTTATGCCAAGAGGTTTGTGAACGTAGCCACCAACCAAGTAATGATTGTTCACCTGGTTCAGGTGAGTTATCAAACTGGTCCTTCTTGTACTGTGCAGTCTCACGTACATACTTGTATTGGTTGTCAGACTTAATCACAAACGGTATGTTGTTGATGCTTAAGTCGTATGCAATATCTGATGGAGTGAACTGTGTATTTTCCTGTGACCGTGTAATGTCATACAGTAGGTCTTCAGTAATGTCCTCAGAGTAGGTGTTACCCAATGAGTTGATTGGCACTTATACTCCTATTCAGAAACAAGTTGTGGTGCATCTGCAATCTGTGCTTGATATGTTTCGTATTCTTCATCCGTCATTTCACGGACTAAATCATCAATTTGAATTAAAGGTTTACTCATTTGTTATCCCTTGTTGTATCCGTAAACGTAAATTGTTCCGCCTGTCACTGTTCCGCCAGGTGATGAAAGCGTGAAATCTGTGTAACTGGTGTTTTGGTTATGTACTCCAGCGACATAACCAGCCGAATTGACGGCAATGTATGGTCCGTCGTAAGTGGTATATTTTGCTAAAAATGGATTTAGGACATCGATTGTCACGCGATGACCATTTGTGTCAAAATAACCGACATATGGCCACGTTGTTAAGTTGTTTGCTGCAAAATTACTACCTGCGCCTGTTGCAAAAGTCGTAATACTAAGACCTGCGTAATATTGGGTAGCTGATGCGCCCAGTACCATGTGACAGTTTAGCCCAGCTGATGCCGTTCCACCCGAAACGACGATTTTGTAGTTTTCATAAGTCGCACTAAATGCATCTGTTACAGTTACACTTGACACTGCCGTACCAATGGTCTGCTTCTTAATAAAAGTCAAACCACTTTCAGACTTTAACTGATAGTTACTTAAATCAGGTACACTTGTGGCAAGGTCAACCCAAGCAGTACCATCCCAAATCTTTGCGACCTTTGCCATTACAGTGCCTCAATCTCTTCCTGGGATAGACCCAATTCTTTTAACTTTGCTAGTGCAGACACACGAGCAGCAGCCTTAGCATCTTGCTCTGCTTGACGTGCTTGTGCTTCTGCTTGCATTGCTTCACGTTCAGCAATTTCATCTGCTGTTAGTGGGCGTTCTATTGTTTCACCTGTTGCAGCATCAAAGATTACTGCCATTAATGTTTCGCTCATTATGAATTCCTGTATCCGTAGATTGTCACTCTGCCAGTTGTTAAGGTGCTTGTGGAAAATGCAAACTTTATACCATCAAATGAAGTTGTACCAAGAAATAACCCACCACCGTACATACTTTCAACATCACCAGTTCCCGTACCTGTAAATCTTGTATTTTCTGCAACTACTGGTGAACCAACAGTAACTTCGCAACCACCATGTGAAGCCGTGGTTGCGGGAAAATATGCAAATGTACCTGTAGAGGTTGCAAAATAACTGGTAGCACCAGTATTCCAGTTTCTATAATCAACCGAAGAATAATAAGCACCTGTTGCGTTCGGAGTACCACCAGAACATAATTGCATCTGTACACCTTGAGAAGTACTATTAGTAGAACTGATTTGCAAAATAACTAAGTAATCTTTGTAAGCAGTTGTAAACACATTGTTTATTTGATGGGTGTTTGCACCTGTAAAAGTTGTTGAAGCGACTAAACTTAAACCATATGGCTCTTGCCAAGCGGTACCATTGTATGCTTGAACCTGTGGAATAGTAGATGGGTCAGTACCAGTATCACCAACATAGGTAACCATACCAGTGGTAGGGGTAGGGATAGCAGCACTACGAGTAGACTCGTTAGTGTACACACCACCTGTTAATAACTTGGAAGGGTCAACACTAGCCACATCGTAGTCAGACTCTACCCATACATCACCTGTTGCAGGTGAGGTAGGTGCAGTTGCCTGATACTTAACTGGTGGTGCTGCTACAACGGGACCTGTGTATTCCCACGCTGTACCATTCCATACTTTAATTGGGTTGACTGCCATTATTCAGATGCTCCTAATGTTGGCGTGTTTGCTATTTGTTCTTCGTATGCTGCAAATTCCTCGTCAGTCATTTCACGAACAAGGTCATCAATTTGTATAAGTGGTTTAGTCATTAGTTCTTTCCATATCCATAAACGTAGACTGTTCCACCAGTCCAGGTTCCAGCCGCTGGGGTAAGTGTGAAGGAAGTAAAACTTGTATTGCTTAGTTGAAAACCTTGCCAGGTTCCGATGCTTCCACCACCAGTTAAGTCCATATATGCTGAAGTTGCTTTTGTTGCACGACTTGCAAATGGGTCAGATAGTTCAACAGATAGATAAGTTCCGCCAGTACTTCCGCCTCCAACATAACGCCAAGTGGTTCCAGCATTATTTGAAATTGTAATGACACCACTTGCACCCAATGAATTGTAAACTAAGCAATCATAATAAAGATTGGTAGTGCTTCCAAGCACAAGTCCAGTTGTATGAGTTGCTGATGCAGTTATTCCATTTATTACAATTTTGTAGTTATCGTAATTTGCATTGAATGCATCGCTGACAACAACACTTGATACTCCAGAACCAACAGTTTGTTTTTTAACTAATGTCAATCCGCTACCAACAATGTTACCAGTTGGGCTAACACTAGCAACTACAGCACCAGTTGAGTCCTGCCACTCTTGTAGGTTAGCAGTCTGACTTGATGCACCCTTAAGAACTAATGGCTTAACTGCAGCACCAGAAGCAATGACAGTATCTCCACCAACTTTGGATACATAACCACTAGCAGCACTAGCATCAGACTTCAACAAGAAGTCATTAGTGTTTAACTGTGAAGCAGTCTCATCACTGTCAACCCAGAGTGAACCTACTGAAGGGTTAGAAGGTGCACCTGCCTGGTATGCAGCAGCACCAGAGACAGGGTTCCATGCAGTACCATCCCATGATAAAGTCTTATCTGTGTTGGTCTCGTAGATGTGTTGTCCATCTACAGGAGAACCTGGGCGAGTAGAAGATGTACACACGATGATGTGGTAGCCACCATTGTTGATGTGGTCCTGTGGTTCCTGTAAGTCACGAGCAGTAATCATGTGACGTACAGCAGCACCAAGGTTATGTGCCTGTGCTGTAGTACCATCTTGACCACGAGTTACGTTAAGAGTGTTACCACCACCAGATGAGGTGACGGTTACAATCTCTTCAGTTAACGTATCAGGGTTAAGAACAAGGGTGTATGGGTATGTGGTTGGAAGCGTGGTAACACTATTCAAAACAATAGCAGTTGAACTATTAGTTATTGTTTGGTTTAGTGTCTTCGCTTCAACCGTAGAGCGATATTGACGTGCTGGCATTGTATCCTTCTATCGTGTGAAGTGGATGCGGATTGGTGTACGGTCTTGAAGTTTGCGAGTTTCCTCGGCAAGTCGCTTGTCATAAAGAGCAAGTAAATACTTGGATGCATTTGTACCAGCACCATACGAACGACCTGCAATTTGTGATTGCTGGTCTGCCTCAGCAGAACCAAAGGTCAAACGACCTGGGTCAATGTAGGATGCTAAACGTGCAGATGCACCAAGAACAATAACATCCTTACAGGATGCAGGTAAGCCAGTTGTGATTTCAAAATCATCATTGGCAGTCTCTAAGATTTCTGGAGCAGTTGAATAGAATACCTGTACGGTTCTTCCAGGTTCTACACCAGTATAAAGACTAATACTATTACGAGAACCAAAAGCAGTAGTGTTAGCCATAGGGTCAACACGCCAACCACGAACAGGAAGCCATTCCTTAGAAGGACCAGTAGTTTCATAAGCAACGGCCAGTACTGTTTCAACTTCTTCCGGTAATGGGTAAGTTGACTTGGCTGGTGAGAATGAGAAGGTGTAAGAGTTCGTTGCATACAGGTCAGGAAATACAGCAAGGATTGTTTCATTGATTGCATTCTTTACATCTAGACGTGGGAAGGTAGGAGAGATAACTACTCGTTCACCTGCTACGTGTTCACTTGCTTGAGTACCATCGTATCCACGACCATATGGTGGGATGAACAATGTACCGTTTGTACGGTCAAAGGATTCAACGAACATAAGTTCGTCACCAACTTGAATCAAACCAGAACTAATGTTCTGCGCAGAGTTAACTGGAATACTTGAATCTGTTGATGTAATTTCTGCCGTCAAGTATGTCTGACGGTCTTGACGCAAAGTAAAGCCAGAAAGTTTTCTGGATACCTCGTCAATCATTTGGCTGAATGTTGCCATTATCTATACCTTGCCGTTTTCTTTGCAATAGTTTTTGGTTGCTTAACAAACTGTTTACCAGCCTTAGTGCCTTTACGCTTAGCCTCAGAGGTCTTCTTGTACTCTTCAGAGGTAAGTGCTGCTCTGGCTTTCTTAGGTAGGTAGCGTTCACCTGTAGCCTTGCTACCTTGAGTGCTAGGCTTACCTGACTTGGTACCCCAGTCTTCTTTAGTCCACTTGGATAGGGACTTCTGTTTAGAAGTCTTAGGACCGGAGTATCCACCACCAGACTTCTTGTACTCTTGTGCAAGTAGTTGTGCTTTACGAGCAGACCATTGACCAGGCTTACCACCTTTGGAACTAGCCATAATCTTTTTCTTAAGTGCTTCTCGCTTAGCAGGGTTGGTGTAAGCCATTACCATTTAGCCTTATCTGCCCAGTATGCTGCGGACATTTTACCTTTAGAAATGTTCTTAGCGTGACGTGCTTTGAATGACTTTCTACGTGCAGCATAGGATGCTGACTCCCCAGATTTCTTTGGGGAGCCAGACACACCCTGCTGACCAAAGCGGATAGTCTTAACCTGTGAGCCTTCTTTAGCCACAACAACGTGTGACTTCTTAGGGTGATTAGGTGTACGCTTTGGCTTGTTGTAGCCAGAAACACCTGCACGTGCTAGACGAGGGTCCTTCTTTGCTACCATGATTACTTACTTCTTTGTGACTTTTTTATTGTATTTTTTACTGCTTTTGCACTTGGAATATACTTAGGCATAGAACCACCTGTGCCTGCAGGTCGCTTTTTAGGATTAGACTTACCTGCACTTGTAACTCCTACTTTGCCACCAGCGCGTTGTTCGTTGCGCTTTTTACGTGCAGCCAAAACTTCTTTGTGCATAGAGTAACGAGGTGTTTCACCTTTTACTTTTACACCAGTACTTGATTTGCTAACTTTATCTGCACTGGTATTAACTTTAAGTGGAGCGTACTTTGCAACTACTTTATTGTTTGCATCACGCTTAGCGTTATATGATTCACGTTGATTCATATCACCCATTTGTTTATCAGTCTTGCTACCACGTGGAGCCTTTGGCTTTTCTACTGGCTTACGTGGCTTTGGCTTGGCCATTACCTTTGGCTTTACTGGTTTCATTGCCATGTTACTTACCCTTCTTGGTTGACTTAGGCATAGCAGGAACTGCTGGTACCTTAGGCATGTTGTAGTTTACTTTGTCAATACCTTTGTAAGAGCCTGGCATCTTAGGCATTTCGTGCTGGTAGTTCTTGTGATTGCATCCACATGTTGCACACATAATTATTTACCGTACTTCTTTATATATTCATTAAGGGTCATGCCTGATTTTTTAGCAGCAGACTTTTCCCACTGATTCTTAATGGTAATCATTTTTTGCTGACGTGCTTTATCGTTAGCACGTAACTTTGCATAACCAGCACCAACAGCAACAGCACCACCAGCAGCCTTAGTCTTAGGGGACTTGGCTACTTTCTTTGCATCTGATGCTAGAGTACGCTTTACTGGGGCAGATGGCTTAACCTCTTGACCAGTTCTAAAATCATATACCTTTGCTTTGGCACCTTGATTAGGTAAACCCTTACCTGCTGGATGCTTCTTCATGGCCTCTTGTTTAGACATGGATGGCTTCTTTGGCTTACCGCCTCTACTGCCTCCGCCACCACCGGAACCACCGCTTCCGCGACCGAAGCCGCCACCGCCACCTGGAGTTTTACTAGGCATTATTTACCTGCCTTGGTTGCCTTTTTAGCAGCAGCCTTCTTATTAGCAGCACGAGTAGCAGCAGCCTTAGCGTTACGCTCTAGTCTTGCCTTCTCTGCAGCCTTAGCATTCTTTGCACGAGTAGCAGCACCTTGTAATCCACTAGCCTTTTTCTTGCTAGCAGCAGCAACTGCTTGCTGTGTGCTACGCATCTCTCCTGCTTTTTGAGCACGAGTGGACATGTTCTTTGCAGCATCACCGTAGTACTTTGCGGTACCCTTTACCTTAGAAACACCACTTGCCACCTTTGCACCAGTAGCAACTGCACGACCAGCACGAACCGCTGGAATAAGAGATGCAACTGTCAAAGCACGATTTGTGCGCTTTTCAAATTCTGCCTTGCGCTTTTCGTTAGCGGCTTTATTAACAGTAATTTTTCCACCAGTACGAGAACCCATAGTTACGGTTTCATTTGATGTTGGCTTAGTTGACTTGGTTGCAGTGCCGGAACGTGGGGCCATACCAGCACCAGTACGAGAAGGCTTTGACTGTGCAACAGTCTTCATTGGAATGCTCTTTTTCGGTAGAGTTCTAGCAACAGTACGACTAGAATCTTTCATGGGTGCAGGTGCACTAGCACCGTAAAAACGACGCAATGCTTCACGCATCTTAGGGTCACTTGAACTACCGTACTTTTCTAGGGCAGCCTTTTTGGAACCTGCATCACGAAGTTTCTGGATGTATGATTCAGAAACCTTAATATCTTTTCTTGGTTTGTATGCCATTATTTTTCCTTGTTAAAGCGCACTGCCGTACGCATGTCCTGTCTTATCGCTTACATCCATAGCCTTGCGAATCTTATCTGTAGATGTTCCTTCAGGCTGTATACCTTGAGCACGAGCATCACGGTATAACTTTAGTTCGTTGTTCCACTTCTTGTTAGTCCAACCATTGTTAACCAGTTCGCCATTAGCGTCACCAGTTGACATCTGTATGTTTGATGCCCTTAGGCAATCACCCCAGGAGTCGTGGTCTTGGGTGGGACATCCGCTTCTACAAGCCATTCTTATAGTCCTTCGCAGTTTGAGTCATAATGAACTCATAGTTTTTAACTAGACGTTCATTGTTAGGATTAAGTTCAACTGCTTTACGTGCGTATCTTTTAGCAGAACCTTTCTTGCCAAGGTTCCAACACGCAAGAGAGAGCAAGTCGTACATTCTCCATGGCATTGATTGGTCAGCCACATAATGTTTATATGACTCAAGGGAAAGTTCTTCTACTTTAATTGCTGCTTGATAGCAGTGGTTCCACATCTTACGTTCGTAATAGTAGAAAGCCAAAGGCATCCAAGCCTCTAGGTCTAGTGGTGCTTCTTCAACATTACGTTGATACCAGTAAAGACCTTCACGTTCATTACCAAGTTTACAGTATGCCTCACCCACGGCTCGCCATGACTGGGCAAGTTCAACATTCCAACCACCAGTTTGAAGTTCTAACTTCTTACCATGGTTAATAATTTCTTGCCACATACCCTTAAAGTAATACTCACGGATAAGATAAACCAACATGCGATGGTTGTCCGGTTCCTCAGCATGACCTAGTTCTAGTAGGTGCAAGTACTGACCACGAGACTTATCATCATCTGGTTTGTGTGTAGCAGAAGTCTCAATGACTATTAGTTTCTCTGGTCCATCTGTGTGGATAACCTCATGGCAGGGATAACGCCACCTGTATCCATGTCTAGCATGGACACGATTGTTGTTGGCCCAAATGTTTCCTGTATCCCACATTACCCAAGCACGAGTTGTATCAGGCTGCCAAGCCTGTCGTATCTTGTCAAAGAAGTCTGGGTCCGGAACCTCATCCATGTCAATGGAGACACACACATCCACGTCAGATGGTACTAAATCTAGTGCCATGTTCCGAGCCACATCGAACCTAAAGTCGCTTAGCGTGGCTCTGTGGGCTTCTACGGAGTACTTCTGGAGTAGGTCGTAGGTGTTATCTTCTGACCCAGTATCTAGGACAACTCGGACATCTGCACCTTTGGTGGCTTCCACCCATTGTTTAACGTGCTTAGCCTCGTTCTTTGCTATAGCATAGACTGCAATCTTAACCATGCTATAATCCTATCATACTACCCTATGGTCGTAGTGACGACCGATTGATTGCTACACCCTTGCAGCAGTCAGCATATGATTCACAGTCCTGAGTTGGACATCCTGTACGACAAGCCATAATTAAACCTTAATAATCCAGAAGTTTGCACCGTCAGTTAGACGGTACCCTAAGCGAGGAAGGTTGAAAGTTGTGGAGTTATCTCCAATGCCAAACTGTGTACCAATAACAGCAAACAATGCTGCATAGGTAGTACGGCTTACAGCCGAACCATCACAGAATAGGAAACCTGTAGGTGGGGTAGATGACCAGTGTGTTGAGATAACACCAGTTACATAGCCGTCACCGTTAGCACCAGTAGGACCAGTTGCACCTGTCGGTCCAGTCGCACCAGTTGCTCCATTGGAACCTACGAAGCCATCAGCACCTGAGGGACCGGTAGGTCCCGTTGGACCAGTTGGTCCAGTTACGGTTGAGTCAGCACCAGTGGCACCCGTAGGACCAGTAGGTCCTGTAACGCCCTGTATGCCCTGTGGACCGGTAGGCCCAGTGTCTCCGGTACTTCCAGTAGCACCTGTACTTCCAGTGGCTCCTGTTGCTCCTGTGGGTCCTGTAGGACCTATTGGTCCTGTGTTACCTTGGATGCCTTGGGAACCTGTCGGACCTGTGACCCCCTGAATACCCTGGTCACCTTGCGGTCCCGTAGGACCTGTCGAACCCGTAGGTCCTGTTGGTCCCGTACTACCCGTAGACCCTGTGGAACCAGTGCTACCTGTTGGACCTGTTTCCCCAGTTGGTCCTGTTGGACCAGTAGGACCAGTACCGCCAGTAGAACCCTGAGAACCTGTTGCACCTTGCGAGCCTGTACTTCCTGTGGGTCCCGTAGAGCCTGTAGGTCCACTGGGTCCGGTAGGACCTGCGATACCTTGAGGACCCTGACTTGGGTCAATAGTAACAACTACGTCACCAAGAGAGGTACCAACTGTAACGTCAATAGTAGTTTGTTCAATAGTTACTGTAGTTGCCATTACTGAGTTACCTCAGGCTTCACAACAAAACGACCCTCAAGTAGTGAAGTAACTTCACCACCAGCAGATTCAACTTCAAGGTCGTAGACGTAACGACCAGCAGGAACTGCTGTCATAGCGGTGGCTGTAGCGTTAACTACAATTTGACCACTACTGTTAAGGGTGATGTTAGTAGGTGATACTAAGTCTAGAAGTTTAACTGAGTCATTAGCAGAACGGCGAACCTGCATACGTGCACTGTAACCAGTTAGGTTCCATGGGGTTCCATCTGTTCTAACAGTCATTGGCAACCGAAAGGTTGTACCCTTCTTTGCAACAATGTTGTAACTACCACTCATAGTTCATCCTTAAGATGTAATGTAATATGCTCATCTAAACGCTTTTCAATCCTGTCCACCGTACGGGCAATGTCCGGAAGACTTCTACCACCATTAGCCGTAGGCTGGATAGGATATGTCTGTTCTTTAATGTAAGCCTTTAATGGGTTAACAACTAACCACTTGCCTAGTAAGGCAATAATACCTAGGGCTAATGATACAACGGTCAACGATTCTAACATGCTCATGTTGTAATCACATCATAGCCAGCAGCCTCAAGGTCATCCTTCTCGGCTTCAGTTACTGGGTACTCATGTCCACCTAGATAGAAAACATCTGAAGCATCCAAGTCATCTTGCGAAACAAATCTGTCTTCATACCATTGACCGTCAATGCGGAAAACAGTTACACCTTGCTTGCGTGTGTACCTAGCAAACAGCCAGTTACCACCCATTGGTCCTTCGTCGACCACTGGTGGTACAAATAGATATCCCATTATTTTCCTTATATGTTAGAAACATAACCCCATCCCTAAACCCGTTATATGATTTAGGGATGAGATTAGTGTCGCTAATTAAGCAATGCTTGAAGCAGACTCAATACGGAACAACGCATCCTGACGGTAGATAGCGTGTCCTAGAACACCGTACCAACCGATTGGGCGTTGACGCATCAAGCGGTCAACGACTGGGCCGATAACCACGTGTGGTTCTTCAGCAACAGCCTCAGCAAGTGCTTGCTGTCCGGCTAGGAATGTGCGGTAAACAGGAATGCTGCTTGCGCCATCGTTAGCCTTCTTTAGACGAGGAGATTCAATGAAGTATGCACCTTCAAACTGGCCAATTTCGCCAGCCCAGATTGCATCATTGCTCTGGTACTCGTGTGGGTTGCGCCATGAAGCAGCACCGGTCTCGGCACGAAGGTCATGGGATACTTCTGGGTGAATACCACACCAGTATAGTGAACCCTTGCGACCGTTAGCCTTGTTGGTACGCAACTTAGCAACGGCACGACGGATGTCAGCAGCAGATAGTGTGTCATCTGAAGTGATACCTGAAGTTGTTGTTGCGGTTGTTGTACCACCAGTTGCGTAAAGTACGTTAGTACCTGTTAGCAATGCATCCTGTGCTAGTTCGTCAATGCTATCTGCCATGTTGTAGGCAATGATGTTAGCAACTGCTGGGTCTACGTCTGCTAGAGACATAAGACCAAGTTTCTTGCTAACAAGAGTAGCATTACCGTATTCGTTAAGAGTAACGGTTACGATATCTGGAGTTGACAGAGCAATTGCCTCTGGGTCAACTTCTTCAGACAGAACGCTCTTAGCAACTGCCATGTCGTTGTAAATCTGTAGTGCTACAGATGAACCTGGCATTGCCTGACGTGCTGGCTTCTTGTCTGCTACTGAACGTAGCAATGGGGTGGAGCGAAGTTCAAATTCAATAAGGCGGTCGTATGCCTTCTGAACTAGACCTGCACCGTTGGATGGGGTGAATGTTCCGACGTTGTTGGCGGACGAATACTGTCCACCACCAAGACCACCATTGGTATTGGCGGAACCACCCGATAAGCCTGTTACAGCCATGATTATTCCTTAGGGGTTAGATTGATTTGCGAATTATTCTGCACCGTTAGCATAAAGAATATTTAACAATTCTTCCTGCGACTGTGCGTTGTTGAGGATGCTAAACATATCGTTAACATCATCTGGAGTGTAAGCATTAGATGCTACAGATTCCATTTGTCGTAGTGCAGCAATGTCTTCTGACGCTAAAGCAGTACGAGGTTCTTCCACTGTAAACCCAAAGACTTCGCCATTATCCTTTAACCATTCACTGATGGATTCAGGTGATTGAACATCACCTGGAATAAATTTGGCAATCTTTGGATTAATGCCTTTCTCCGATAGGACTTGGCTAACTGTAGTTTCGCGTTGGAACTTGCGCAAACTTTCCAATTCCGCTTGTAACTCTTTGAGTTGCTTATCCTTCGCACGTTCTGCACGTCGGACTTTCTTTAACACATCATCAGAACCACGTTGTGGTTCATCTGAGTAGTCATCGAAATCTAACTCATCGTCGTCTAGCCATTCCTGATTTGTGTTGCTCATCGCAACCATCTCCCTTACATTGTTGTTTGAACGTACACTCTCACTCCTACACAGGGGTATGTAGGTTGGTGTGCACTACCGCTCTAATACTCGTTGGGGGCGGTCAATCCAACGAGAGTTTATTATATTTGTTTCTTGCGACCTAGCGAACCAGAGGTGATACCAGACTGTCCACCAAACTGTGCACGAGCCTGCGACTCAAGACGCTTGCGTGTCTTGGATGTCTGACCAAGTAGTGCTTCGCTTTCAAGTTCTGTTTGCAAGTCAGTAGCAGATGTAGTATCACCAAACATACGCTGTGTTTCTGCAATACCAGTACCTGCGTTACGTTGGTATTCAGCAAGTGCTTGGAATCCCTGACGTGCAGTAGCACGTGTGACACCCTTCTCTTGCAATGCTTGAGCACCAAGAACCGATACAACTCCTGCTTGTCTAGCCTCAACACCAATCTCAGAACGTATGATACGGTTCTCAAGTTGTCCAGGTGTTTCTTTGGTTAGCACTGCTTGAATTAAATCTTCTTGCTTTAGGCTAGGGAACTGCTCTTTAAGACCAGCAAGTACTTGGTCATCTAGAGCACTAACTCTGCTGTATGCACTAGCAATTCGGTCAGTAACTTCATCAAGAGATACATCATTACCAACAAGGGTTCCATAGTTCTCTACTGTTCCAAGACTAGACATACCCATGCGACTCATTAGGCGAGAGTATGCTTCTCTTCCTGTTTCGTATTCTGCAATCTTTGGAACGTAAACTGCTTCACCAGCATCACGTCGTCTGTCAAGTTCAAAGATGCCCTTGAATCTTTCGTTAAACTGTGGTGGTGTTTCGCCATTTTGAATCATTAAGTCAAGGATGTCATTGGTATCAAAGCCAACAGTTAAACGTGGCTTTGCTGCTTCAAATAACTGGTTAATCCATCCATCATTTTCTGCACCAGGAAACACGGTCTTTAGTGTGCTTCTGAATACTGCACTAGCATCAGCAAGAAAGTCTGCTTGCTCTGCTGCTTTTTCTTCGGCAGCAATGCGTCGTGCAATTTGCTCTGGAGTTTGAGTTGGGTCTTCAGTAAGTGCTTCATCAACTGCTAGACCAGTATTAACACCTGGAGGTGGTGTTGTAGGGGGCTTTTTTTTCTTTTTCTTTTTGTCATCCGTTGTCAGTGGATTACGAGGAGCAATAGGTTTTGGTGCATCTTTACTTTGGGTCTTTGCACCAGGACCGCCACGAGGAGCCATAACTTAAAATCCCATCGAACGAATCATAGAGGTACCTAGTTCGGCTGCTTCTCTTTTTGCAGCAGATGTCTTACCGTAACGTGAATCGTTACGTAACATCTTTCTGAATTCACCTAGGTTCATGATTCCCTTTGAGTCATTGATTGCTTTTTGAATAGTGTCATCAGTTAACTTAATGTTATCTGAGACATCCTCAAATGTATCAGCCATCATTTGGATATATGGATTAGCCAAGTCACGTACAGTAAGACTAGCATCTTCTGCTAGACGTGGAGCAAAGTTAGCGTACAATGCCTGAGCATCCTTGCGGTACTTTGTTAGTAGGTCTTCTTGACGAGCCTTACCAGCAAGAACATCAATTGAGTTTCTTGCAATTTCTGAAGGAGTCTTAAAGATACCCATGTCAGCAGAGTACTTGTTTAAGACTGCTACAGTATCCCCAACTTTGCCACCAAACTTAACATTTGGATTAGCCTTAAGAGAATCCTTAACTACCTCTGCAACAAACTGCTTGACGTAGGTATCTACATCTGCACCCTGAACACTGGAACTTGTAGTACCAGCAGCAGTAGTTCTACTTGAAGAACTACCACCGTAAGCCTTTAGGAATGCATTGATTCCTTTCAAGAACTCACTCTTAATCTTTGCATTAGGCATAAAGCCTAGAGCATCAAGTAGTTCTTTTTCGATAAGAGCATCTGCTGCTGCCTTGTTGTAGGTTGCAGGAAGAGTTCTAGATACAGTTGTTTTGCGACCAGTACCGGTTGTTGCAGTAGGAACCACACCAATTGGCATATCACCAAATGGATTTATTTCTCCAGATGAAGTGGTTGTTGTGCCACGGTCTTCTCTTTGGTTTGGTGTTTCAACCATTACTCAGTTCCTCCAAAGCCATAACCAGTTTGATACTTCTGTATGTCTAATAGTTTATCATTGTTAAAGTAGATTTCATGAACTCTTTGGAATCCAGGATACTTCTTATCTAGTGCAGCAACATAGTTATCACGCAAGTCTGCAACGTAAGAGTTGCTTTGTGCGTCAATTGTGGTGTTACCACTTATTGCTATTGCGCGTGCAAGTTCTTCCTGCAACTTAGCGCGACCACGTAGATACTCTGCGGTAGCAAGAGCCATAGGATTCTTTTCGCCAACCGTAGACATGTACTGTGGGTCAGATAGAACAAACTGTGCAGCAAACAAGTTCTTTTCTACACGGTCTTGTCGGATGTTTCTATCTCTAACGGCCCACATAGGATACTTTTCTTCTGTGGTTGCAGTCCAGTTCTTCTTCCACTGACCATAGAATTCGTTGTAAGCCTTAGTACCCTTCTTGAATCCATTGTCCTTAGCATGCTGTTCAATGATTTCAATACCAGCATAGAAGTCCTTGTTGCCAGCACGTACTTGTTCATCTTCTGCATATCTGCCAGGGTTATCTAACTTAAACTTAATAGGTTCGCCATTAATTCTAATGTTAAACAATACATCTGAAGCGATGTCAGAGCGGTCTTCAACAAAGTCACCTTGGTTAAACAAGGCACCGATAAGACTCGTATCTGCAACTATTGAGTCAGCACGACTTAGCAACTGTTCGTTTGCGTAGATACCTTCAAGCGTAGCCTCAGATGAATTGAATCCAAAGCGGTTGTCAGTAGTAGTATTAGTAATTAGATTTGCTATATACTGAGCCTGCTGTGAATCAATCTCTTCTGTGTACTTTGCTGTACCTAGGTCATAACCAAACTCTGCACGAAGTGCACGTAGTTTAGGTTCACCAGTTACTTCGTAGTATGTCTTATATCTTGTGGTTGACACAAGCGGCAAGCCATTGGTAAATGCTTCAGCATAGAATGACTTCGTTGTAAGTGCAAGTGACTCTTCACGAATCTGTTCAAGTATCGCACCGGTTACACCAATATTCTGTTCAGAAAGTTTTGCAAGTTTATCTGCTTCAATTGCCAGCAATCTGTTGTGGAACTTCTGTCCACCAGCAGTGTTTGCAAACATACCAGCCTGGCCACCAACTGCAACTATCAAAGATTCTAGTGCAGCAGAACCGGAACCAAATGCACCTACTGTTTGCTGTACTACACTCTCGCCTGCTGTTGCTTCGTAGTAAGGTTGAATGTACTTTATGACAGTATCTAGGTCTGCAATACCATGCTTCTCTAGGAACTTGGCAGGGTCATACGGCTTACCAACCATGCCACGCATGATAGGTCCAAGGAATGCGTTACCTACTGGGCTACCAATTTGCGGTACACCAATAGGTTGTCCTTGGAATACTACGTCAAAACCAGATAGTGAAACCTGTGCAAGAGCATCAGAGTTTCCATCAAAGAACTTATCCTGCATCCATTGTGGATACTCGAACATCATTACTTTACCCTTGGCATTCCAGGGATGACCAATCTGATTAACTACCTTGTAGTTATCTTCGCGGTCATAAACTGTTCCCAGTTTGTATGGAAGTGTAAATGCCTGGACAAAGCGAACTGCAATCTCAGGGTTACGAACAACTGTTGGCACCCAGAACTTGGTAGTATTCTGCTTAGCCATGTAGAATGGTTCAATGAATCGGCTTAGTTGACCTACGTTAGTAAAGCGTTCTACCGTGTATAGACGGTCATTGACTGCCTTTAGTGCAGCAGCGTGAGCAGCGTTCTGAATCTCTTTTGTACGTGTACTGACATCAACACCCTGCTTTGCAAATTGCTTTGCTAAGCGTTCGCCCTCGGCCTTGTAAACACCATTGTAGAAGGGATGACGGACCAAGAAATCTTCAGGCATTGTAGCAAGCATGTGGAATAAGTTTCCAACTGCATTCTTGTACAGGTTCTTTAGGCTTCTATCCCTTGTAATTTCTGCATTTACATAAACTGGGTCTCTGTATCCCATAGGAATACGTGCAGAAAAAGTATCATCAAACTTATCATCAACAAGTGCCTGACGAAGGAAGGATAAATCCTCACCCGAAGGTCCACTTGTTGGAAGGTAGCGGTTGACTTCTTCAAAGATACCATCAGTTATGTCTGACCACTGCGCATCATCAAGTCCCTTTTTACGGTACTCTATTAAGTCAAGATACTTTTCGCTTCTCCAGGTGCCTGAATCTGCACCCTTAATCCAGTCTAAAAGACTTGCTTTGATTTCACCATCAGAATAAGTTGATGCTAAGTAATCATCTATTTCTTTTTTGGACTTGCGAGACTTTTTCATTCTAGCAACTTCTGCTGCTACATGACGATTGTTTATGTCTCTAGTCTGAACAGACATATCAATAATAAACTTACCAGCATCATCACCGTAGATAATGTTATTCATGTAGTCTGCATGTGCAGATGTCCAGAAATCATCAGTTGGTTGTGCGGTTGTCTGCTTCTTTCCAACGGAGGTTAGGCTAGTTAAAGCGTTTCTACGTGAGTTTAGAACAGCCTTTGACGTACTGTTTGCAGCACTAACAGTTTCGTAGCGCATAGTCTTTGCCATAGATGCATCGATAGTAGCATTCTTGGAAATCTTTACGCGGTTCTGTGAGAAGGCACGAACCTTTTCTGGCTTAGCAGAAGATACTTCAAGTGCATCATTGTAGTCTTTCATGATACGTATTCTGTTATCGCTATCAAATGCCATCTTGGTGACATCTGAGTTCTGCTTAATAAGTTCTAATGTTTCCTGAACTGCTTCTATTTGCATCTTAAGTCTAGGACTGCGATTGAATGCAGTTGTTGCAGCAAGTTTCTCAATTTGTGCCATTGCAGAATCTGCACGTCTTGTTATCTGTTCTAGGGTATTAAAGATTATTTCTGGGTCACTATCAATAGCAATGGCGTACGCCTTGCCATAATCTCCATCACGCATAGCAACAAGAAATGGATTAGATACATTCTTTGAGGCAGGAACATTGAATATGTTCTGACCTAGTTTAGAAATCTTACGTGCGTTTGCTGTGGCTTCAGGATTACCCTTGTATCTTCCAATAGCAACAAACTGTTGGCGAGACATCTCAATAGATGAAGACAAAACATCCTGAGCAGTGTTTAAGAAGTACTCTGCCTCTTCTTTGTACCTGTTGTTTATCTTTTCTACAACAGTTCTTGGGCTATCTTCTGGAAGTGCGCCAAAGTTTCGACCAATCTCTACTTCGTTTTCTAGTCTTTCTGCACGTGCATCAGATAATTGCTTCTTAGCACCACCAGTTCCAGCCAAACCTTTATATGCTCTACGTTGCTCTACGGTATTGTAGACATTCTGAAGTTTAGAGTCAATCATTTCTGGAATATCAAATCCAGATACCAAAGTTCTCAAGGAATAACCTTGATGGGTAGCCATATCTGCAAAACTTGCTAGCATACGTGCCCAGCCTTCAAGCACGTTACGTGAAGTGTAGCGTAAAGAAAGTAGAACGGCTGGTTTCCAAACATAGTTTTGTAGATTTTCGTATCCACTCTTAATGTTTTCGTGCCAGAACTCTCCACCGGTTTCTCTGATGGACCTGACTAGTCCGCTGTCCTCGGCAATTCCAGGAATCTTTGACCTTTCAATAATTTCCTTTATGTTAGCGGAAGTTAAAGTTGCGTCATCCTTGATTTGCGTAGCAATGGTAGAGATTAAAGTCTTTTCATCTCCAAGTATCTCTGCTATTCTTTTGAAGTCTACACCATAATGTACGTTAGGAACCTGAGTTCTTGTTAATGGAGTTCCAGAAAGAATATTCTTGGCTGCAGTTATGTCTGAATCTTTAACTTCTCTACCAGCAACCTGAGCAATTCTCTCAGCAATGCGACTAACCGAATCTCTAACGTCTTTTACAATGTATGCTTCTCCACTTCGTGGGTCAAGATTAACATAATTCTGGTCGTTAGCAATTTCTTTTAGTTTTGCTTTTTTACTCTTACCAATATCTCTAGCAATGTAAAGAAATGTTTCGTTTAATACTTTAAGTTGTTGTTTTGACATGCCAGTTGTATCAACAGCACGAACAAGAATAGCGGTTAACGCTTCTTCTTCAAACTTTTCAAGTTCCTGAAAGCGAGCAGTATCTGTTTTTAACGCAGAAAAAGCATTGTAGTAATCCTGTTGTTGCTTTGCACTAAAGCCTGCATCTTGCGCTGCAGAAATAATACGAGCACGAAACTCTTTGTTAGCAAAGTCACCAACTTCACCAGCAATAGTTACAGAACCTGCTGGAACTTCACGTGCTTTGTAGTTACGACCAAAGTAACCTACGGTACGAAGTACACGGTAGGAGGTTCCGGACATAGCCTCAGGGTCAAACTTATGTAAAGCAGCAGCACCTAGTGAATCAACGCTAGCATCGTAGTCAGTAAACCATCCACGACTATTAATTTCAACTGCTTTAGCGCGTTGGTATTCAATAAACTTACTGCGACTCCATGCAAGTTCTCCACCAAGTTTACCTACAATGCCACCTTCGTCTTCTTTTGAGACAATAGTGCGACCTGCATCAAGTTGTTTTTGTGCTGCTTCTCTTTCAGCAATTAACTTTGCTTTGCTTTCTTCAAGATTCTTTAATTGTTTTGGAGTAAGTTTAGGTACGTTACCAATTGGACTCTTTGAAGGAACACCCTTAATCTGATTATTAACGGCAGTAATTTCACCTTTAATTGTAGTAAGAGTTTCACTTAGGATTGAATCCTGAGCCTGGATTCTAGAAATTGCTTTCTCGTCACCAAGTCCTGCTTTTAATACTTCAAAGATTTCATCTCTACCGCCAACAGCATAAGCCTCGTTCATAGCACGAGCAACTGCAGTTGGGTTCTGTGAGTTAGCAATAATTGGAACTGACTCTAGGGCGAGATAGTTTCCAATGCTCTTCTCGATTGAATCAGCAACAATAGAAACAGAGTTTTCTTTTCCTGCTTTAGCAGCGTCCGCTTCATCAACAAGTGTAGCAAGATTATCTCGACCAAACTTTAGTGGACCTTTTATCTGTGTGCCACGTACACCCATAGCAGCAAGACGTGTAAGTTTTGCAACCTTACCACCAAGCACAAGTGGGTCAAAGAAAAAGTTCATGGTGCCATCAACGGCACCAGAGATACGCTCAGCAGCAGTGTTGTCTTTTTGGAAGTAGTCAGTTACACTTTTCTTATCAGACCAGTTAACTTTGTCTGCACCCTGCTTACCAGGAATGTACCGTGAAACTAAACCAACCGAAGCCTGTCCAATTGTAACGCCATTCTTAGAGCGTTCCCATGCTCGGTTCCATGTCTCACGTGGATTAAGACCATCTTGACCAATATCTTTAACGGTCTGAAGAAAAGTGGACATTGGGCGAGCAACGCCAACTCGGTAAGGCTTATCAAGTTTTTCAATAGCACTTACGTTTTCCTCATCAGAAAGAAAGTTTACAATACTTCTAGAAACATCTCCAGTTTTGCCTTCTTCATCACGAGCAGTATTTGCTACGCCTTGAAGGGCGCGATTGGCTAGGCTACCAGGTGCCTGTAAAACACTATCAAGGATATTCTTATTGGTAGCCATTATAGGTCACCAATTCTTTCTCCATTGTTAAGTTCTAATATTTGGGTAATGAATTTGTTGCGGTCATCTGAAGACTCCCAATCAACTAATCCAAATGGGAATGCTACTTCAGAATTCTCTACACCAAAAACATTAACGAATGCCGCTACGTTTTCTTGTAAATTCATGCTTGTTCTGCCGTAACCTTTACGTAGTTTACTAATGCTCTAAATGATTCTGGTGCATCTTCTTGAGATGACATAAGTTCTAGTGCTGGCATGTATTTCATAATCATGTCATAGTTGCCAGCCATTTGGGCTGCAGGAGTTCTTCCTGGACCTACAGGTAAACCAGATGTAACTGGTTCATTAGGTCGTTCGCTTGGGTCAAACAAGCCAGTTACTGGTCCACCGACAGGTGCTGAGGTAGGCATAGCAGGGGCTACACCCATCACTGGATTACCAGCCATAGGTGCACCTGACTGTGCTTCTTCTAGTGCCTTACGTTCGCCGTACTTGCCACCACCGGACATCTCACGGACACCCTGAACTGCTGACTTACTAGATGGTCCACCATCTGTACGACGTGATAATTTACCAGGTCCTGAAACTGGAGCAGGATTGGCTGGTCTACGGTACCCACCTTGTTTAGCCATTTTGCTTTCCTCGTTTCACAATCTGTATTTTACCACCGCTATTAACATCAAACTTAATAGCAGTTCGCATTGCTTGTCTAATTGTAACACCAGCGTGATATGCACCTAGTGCAAGTTCTCCACCAGTACCCATTGCATAAATTCCTGTATCGGTACGTAGTACCGAGTAATCTTCAGCAATGTAGTAAATCTTATTATCTAAACCGATGAGAAATGAAAACCCATCTTCTTTTTCTAGAGTAGTCCCAGTAGAATCATGGGCTCTCTTTATCTCTGGCACAACCTTGCTAACCATGAAACGGTATCCGTCAGTTCCATCGTATCTAGGTAGTTTCCATCCATATTGGACAACATCACAAAGTCTCGCATTTCCTGCACCAGCAATTACATAATCACCGTCTTCGGTAATTTTTCTAACATCACTGTGCATGTAGGGGCGTTCATTTGCAGTGACTTGACTATCTGCTGCAAACACGAAACCATTATCGTATTGTACGGCAAGAATCGTTGTCATGGTTATCCACCAAGTTGTGACAAGATTCCAGCCAAGTCCATAGGCGGTTGCCCCCCAGCAGGACCTGCAGGCGGAACTTGTTCCTCGGTCGGAGGTACTGGTTCTTCTGCTGGGGCAGCACCCTGACCCATAGACTGAGCAACCAGTTCTTCTGGTGACATCTGCGCAGGTACTTCTGGTTGTGCAGGCTGTGCTTCTGGTTTTGGTTTTTCAAATACCTTAACAACTGCCTCTTCAATTGCATTACCTTTACGGCGAAGGTCAATAACCTTTGCAATTTGTTCCACAATACCTGATGGGTCTTGTCCTTGCATAGCCATCTGTGGGATTGCTTGTGCTAAAGACGCTAGCGATGCTGATAATGAATCACGCATTCGCTCTATATCAATGCGCTCTTGTTCACCTGAAACATTCATGCTCCATGGTAACTCTCGCATGATAAAATCACGGGATACTAAATTGGCTTGCAAAGCCTGTAGTGAGAAGATAAGTGCACGTGATGGGTCAAGTCCAGCCATAAGACCGTAACGAACCTGAATGGTGTAGTCACCAGCAATGTCTTTTGCTGGGTCATACTTAAATTCATAAGGTGCACCATTAAAAGTTCCGCGTTGCTTCTTTTCACCTGGGAATAACTTTTCATCCATCTCAAAGCAAAGAGCAATTACTTCTTCAAGTGCTTCACCGATAATCATCTGCATAGCCTTGATTTGGGAATCAAAGCCACCCATAAGTGCCTGAACACCAGAGCCAGTAATAACACTAGCATCAATGTTTCCGGAGCGACCTTCAGGGTAACGTGAACCCATACGCATTTCTGTTTCCAGAATCTGCTGTTCGGTAAATGCACCGGTAGGTAGTTCTAGTCCTACACGGCGTACACCTGCAGGGTTATTGGTACGAAGGATTGCATCAGGACCAAATGCAAACTCTTGTAAATCTTGGGGAACGACAATAGGAGCCTGAACTGATTTTTCGGCTGCTTCCATTGCCAGAAGGGAAAAGCGTGCTCGTGCAATCTGCACCCATAGCACATCATCAAACTGTCCACGTGGGTCGTCAACATCAATACCTGGGCGACGAGGCACGACAACAGCAAGTTTGCCTAAAGGATTCTTTGCTTTACGCAACACCAATGAATCACGCTGTGGCAGGAACATGACGATTTGGTCTTTATCCTGGTAGTGCATGACATCTAGTTCGGTGTTTAGGTCTTGGTCTTTGAAGCCAAGTTTACCTAGGATACGTGATTCGTACTCTGGGAAATCAACAATGAGTTCGCGAATAGTCTTCAAGTAACGCTTAGTGTATGAAACACATTTTCCATAGCGGTCATACTCTGGGTAAGCACCCATAGGGTTTTCTATGCGAATGCGTGGCATACGAGCCTCAAAGTCAGGCTCTACAACAATGGGCATGTAGGCATAGGTAAATGCCCAGTCTGCTCCAGTGTACATCTGGGTCTGTAACCCAGAATTCTGAACGTAGTTATTAGCAATCATGCTTCGCTTATCTGAAGCCTTGCGAGCGGAATCGCTCGTGCTATTAACAGTTGAGCAGTTAAATGATGGCAGTGGTGCCAACACTTCTGCTAGGTCTCGTGCCACAACGTCACAGAAGTTAGCAATCATAGGCTTAGAGATGCCTTCAGGGAACATGTCTGGGTAGACTGCTTCCATGTTACCACGGCGAACCATAGTAATATCTCGCATGCGCTGGTCACGTGCAGAGTACCGGTCCTGAAGGGACAGTACCTTACCTGTGATTTGTTCAATACTTAGCATGATAGCCTTAAATGTAGAGTAATGATTGTTCTGCAGCAAGTTCGTCTAAGTCAAAGACTACTCGCTGTGCATCATTACGGCGTGTTGCGTACCTGTTGTATGTATGGTAAATCTTGTTACCTGATTGCTGTACAAGTTCTTTGGCGCGAAGTTCGCAGAACCAAAGAGCCATAACACAGTCGGTCTTGTTCTTGGTATCTGGCTTCCAAGTAATTAACTGGTTAACCAGAGCCTTGATGTGTTCATTCGTATTATCTGGTAATTCAATCAGGTTATCGTTTTGGTGCTTACCCTCACGGATAGAACCAAATAGTCCTGACATACCAGCAACACCAAAGTTTGTGTCCCACTTGTTCTTACCAGTGAATTGCTCACTGAATCGGACACCCCGATTGGCAAGCCACATACGAAGGTCTTCATCCAACGCGAAGGCTTTTTGGAATGCGTTAATTTCAATACGCAGTTCCATCGGGTTATACTTGGTAACCCATTCTTCAATGAGGTTACGAATCTTTGCTGGGGTTGGTTCTGTCATGTTAAACACATCTAGAACCATACGCTGGCCTGTTTGCCGTTCTACGGCATAGGCTACCATAGCAGAGTTACCTACCATGGCTGGGTCAAATCCTAGGATGGTTACCCATTGTCCATCTCGTGGATGTCCTGGAGTACCGGGCTTGATAGTACCAGGCTTGCGCATGCGGTTGATACACGCATTAACGGAGATAAGTGGGAAGATTGCATCTTCTTCCACATCTTGCTGCTGGTATACAAGAGCCCAAGTAGAAGGGTTAACTTCACTGCGGCGGTGGAATAGTCTCTTGCCATCCCACTTCGGGAAGTATCCATTTTCATCCTGTACTAAAAGTTCTGCGTCGTACTCTGGGTCTGCCCCATCCCATACACGGTCCGAGTGGGGCCATAGGGTTACCCAGTTCTCTGGCTTGTCCGCATACTCCAGAACCGCTGGCATAGCCAGGTAGGTGAATGGGGACTTGTCGCCAGACCAGTTATCTGGGTTTCTAATCTCTTTGTAGAGGTCTACAGAGGATACACGGGTACCTGCAATAACTAGGGTACCGGTAGCACCCACACGGGTGATAACCATCTTCTGTAGCCAGTTAAGTTGCTTTTCCCATTCATGGGCGTTGGTAGTAGTGATAACGTCATCTAGGATGATGAGGTCCGCGCGAGTACCGTAAATCTGTTGACCCATACCAATAGCCTGTACGGTAGGGTCTTTCTCGCCAGAGTCGCGCTCTAGGTAGATTCTATCCTGAGTCCACTGGTCTGCGGTGGCTTGGTAGCCTCCAGCAGGTCCATAGACGGATTGCATCTTAGCCCAAGCAGGCTCGGTGAGCCGTTGCTTGATTGAGAAGAGAAATTCCTTGGCGCGAGCCTGAGTCTGGGAAACTACCACAATACGGATATTTGGGTCCATAGCGATACGGTAGGCAGCATAGCCTACAGTTAGGACCGTGGACTTGGCATGCTCAGGGGGTACGTTAATTAGCAGGCGACGACGGTTGCCTGGCTCATAGGTCATGGACTCATGCAGGTAGGTAGGCTCGTTACCCTCTAGAACGTCAATCCAAGACTGATGGTGTGGGAACACCTCAGAGTTTAGGAACTCCTTGGAGAACGTGGCGTAGTCGATATTCTTGCCAGAGGCTAGAGTCTCACCGAATAGTTTATTGGATTCTGTCCGCGCGGCTTCTAGACGCGAGGCAAACCTCCCATCTCGGAGCCATGTCTTTAGGGCAGGCAGTTTACGGCCTGTTAGTCCTAGGGCGGTATGTTCGTCAATACCGGAGGCTACAGAGGCTAGGAACGCAGCCTGGTCCTGTTCGCGCCTTACTGTGAAGTGATGGTTCTCTCCGCTTTTAGCAGACACAATTAACCTCGTAAAACTAGACAATAAAAACTACATATAAAGCACCGCGCCAGGCGGTGCGTATTTGGTTATGTTCTGTGTCCCGTCAGGGGACACTAATAATATAAAACCATACACTTATACTAACCCCATTATGGTATACCCCGTAACGCATTAGTATCTAATTATTTTTATGTGACTTGTGTCACATGAGAAAAACCCTTACAACATAAGCACATCCCATCAATAACAGCACAAAAAAATAAGGGTGAGTCATGGTGGGGTGTGTGGGGCATGGTTCAAGCACTGGGGGTCAAGTTGTTATTGACAATGATAATCATTCTCATTATGTCACCTTTCGGTGACGTGTACCCACCCCTAGTTAGGTGGGGTAGGTGGGTATTCATTAAGTGCCTTGAATTGTTAAGGGTGACTATCTGCATGGGTGAATCGGTGGCAGGTGGCAGGGGTTGAGATTGGTTTCACGTGAAACATTGAACCCTGACAGTACCGTCAGAATCCCCAATGAATTGGGGTTATTGGTTCAAGTTGACATTGAAAGAAAAGTATGCGCATAATTAGACATGCTCTGAATCCTCGAATGAGGTACATGGTTCAGGCGCATTGGTAATTTGAAAATTGAAAAGTGTGTATCTGCCTAGTGGTTATACCTTGCCCGAAAGATTTTCGGGTCGGGTGTTTCCACTAGGAGGAAATTATGTCGAATCAACTATTCGAAAACGCCGTTAAGGCTTGCAAGTCCGCCATGTCACTAAGCAACGAAACCGAGGCATTAAGTAAGCACCTCGAAACCCTGCAAGGTGAAACCGTGAGTGCCGTTGAAATCGCGTGTGCCGAGTCGTACGCGTGGTTTATCAGCGTCAATCGCAAGCATGGGGCTAAGCAGGATTTGGCAACCGCGTCAGGCGTATCAGGTAAGACTATCGGGCGTTGGATAGCGTCAGGTCATGTCGCACTTGTAACCGAAGGCAAGGCAACCGCATCACAAGTTAATTCTGCAATCGGCAACTACTCAATGAAAATTGCTGAAGTTGAAAGAGTGCAGACATTAACCGAATGGCGCAACCTGCTTAAGGCTTACAAGGCCGTAAACAAGTCAGGCGCGGGCAAGGTAGTAGGCAAGGCCGAAACCACCGAGGCAACCGCTAAGGCAACTAAGGGTTGGAAGTCACACGCTGAAAACCTTGTTAAGTCAATCGAATCAGGTGAAGTCGGACTAATGGAAGTAATGGATTACATGACAGAATTAGTCAGCAATCTAGGGCTATCCATTGACGACATGGAAGAAATCGCAATCTAGGCAGATACAGAAAAGTACCCCTCGAGAAATCGGGGGGTATTTTTTTTGTCTTGAAACTGACAGTACTGTCAGACCTATCTCTTTGCTGGTGTATGACTGGTGTGTGGCTGGTGTATTGCTGTTGTTTTGCTGGTGTATTACTGATGTGCGACTTGACTTGAGAATAGAATGGATAGGTGGTAGACTTGACGTAGTCAAGGTGATAATCACACTGACCCTGACAGTACCGTCAGGATTACGAAAGGATAGCCGATGGCTAAAGGTAACGGGATACGGGGTATTCGTGGGCATAACGTGCCTACCTATCGAGTGCTACGAAGTGCCTCCTATGTATCGGTCAGGGGTAAGCCACGCCATGCACCACGCAAGGCTAGTGCTACTGCTGTACGGGTGGCATACACACAGGACACTATCAACCAAGCGATAGCCAAACTGACAGTACTGTCACAACTTGATAATAGAACTGCTAGGAGTTAAGATGATTACTAATGACATTGAAGTGCTGGCTTACTACGAAACTATTGACGGGTCAGGTGCCATGCTAAGTCAGATGTTTACCTACGACTGTCATAGATGTGACTACTCTCACGCTAGAGGTAGCCGTCTACTATCGGAGATTGCTAGGCAGATTGCCGAGCATGTACTGACGCAAGAACATCAGGAGAAATGATGCGTACTACATGGAAAGAAATGATTGCCTTCCTTATGGATTGGCGTGACTATCTGAACGGACTCACACCTGCAAGCCATGCAGAGTTGGGCTGGTCAGGTACTGACAGTGATACCCCTATCTATGATGAGTTGCTAGAGATGGCTAAGCATTATGGCTGGGCATACCCAGGCAAGGTGTATGACAATGAGTGAAGAACCAAAATGGCAAGATGAAGAAATTTCTTGGCATGCTATTGACCTTTATGAATTGGGTTACATAAATACTGCTGAAGAATGGGGTAAGTTTCAGGGAATGTTATGCGATACCGTTCAAAGATACTTGGAGGACAGTAATGGCTAAGGCACACATGACCGCGCTGTACTGGTACAACACTGAACTTGATAAACTAATCAAGGTCGGCTATGCTAGTGGTGAAGCACACAAGATACTCATGGACAGGCTTGCCACCATGAATAGTATCGAGTGGATGGAACCAACCAACAACCTGACGGTACCGTCAGAACAGGAGGCACTCTGATGAGTGAGATAGATACAACATCTCTCGATGTTGAGGTAGATGAACGACAGGTGGTGTGTTGTTATGGTACATGCACTAATACCATAGACATGGACAATGACACATACGCACTTGATAGCGCAGAAGATGCGTACTGTGAGGCTCACATCTTCCTATGCAACTGGTGTGACTGCACATTCCCAGACACTGAGGTGCATGATAACTTCGCTGGTTACTGCCACCCATGTGGTAACAGAATGTCATCATGTGACAGGTGTGGTCAGGTTCAACATGAGAACGACATGTACAGTGTAAGCAATGACGACTGGTGCAATAACTGTTACGAGCATCACTCTCGACACTGCCCTCGTTGTGATTATAGTTACGACCCTAGAAATGGTAGGTGTTGTGGTGGTACTCATGATGTTGAGGACTATAGTTACAAGCCGTATCCTCAGTTTCATTGGGTAGAGAATGACCCTGATGCTGACCGACGTGTATTCATGGGCTTCGAGTTAGAGGTAGAGTCTGACGGCGAAACCTATGACGGTCCGGAACTGGTGCGCTTACATCTAGGTGACCTTGTTTACTTCAAGGAAGACGGCTCACTAGATGACGGCTTCGAGATAGTCACACACCCAATGACCCTTGCCTATGCACACAGCATAGACTGGGCATGGACTAAAGGACTACTCGACAAGGGCTATCGCTCATGGGACAGGAGTTCGTGTGGCTTACATGTGCACGTTGATAGACGTGGCTTCAATGGTAGGTTGCATCAGTACTCATTCACGCTGTTGCTCATGCGTAACAAGGCTTTGTCTTACCTAATTGCAGGCAGGCAGGGCAACTCGTATGCATCCTTTGACAAGGGTATGCGTACAGAAATACCTAAACATCTAAAGGGTCAAGACAACTGTGTCCAGCGATACTCAGCGGTCAATGTCCTACCAACAGCCACCCTTGAAGTGCGTATGTTCAAGGGTTCACTAAAGAAAGAACGCATACTTGCTGCACTTGAGTATGTGCATAGTGCCGTTGAGTATTCACGCGGTGCTAGGTCAGGTGTTGGTGCTGAGGAATACTTAACAGCACCTGCATTTATCCAATGGTTACGAGGTCGCAAGGACTTGTATCCAAATCTATTAAGTTACATAAATCAATCAGTCGAGTTCGGCTTTAGTGAGAAGTCCTATACTTCTCAGAATAATGGAGAGTAATTATGTGTATGTTATGTGTATCCCTGCCAGGGTCACGACCAACACGCGAGCAGTTAGAGATTGCTTGCTACAACAACAGCGATGGCTTCGGCTATGCAGTACATCACGGCGACCACATTGTGGCTGGTCGTGGTATGCGAGTAGACGTAACCATTGACAGGTTCTTTGCTGAGTTAGATAAGAATCCTGATGCTATCGGTATGTTCCACGCACGTCTTACCACACACGGTACGACACACGTTGAGAACAATCACCCATTCAGGGTTGACGGTCGCAAAGACATTGTGTTAGGTCACAATGGTATGCTTCCGGTCACGCTCAAACCTGGTGACAAACGCTCGGATACCCGTGTGTTTGCTGAAGATTTGCTACCTAACATGGGTGTTGATGTACTCGATGACCCCGTATACTTCAAGCAACTAGAGGAGTGGGCTAAGGGTAGCAAGATTGCTATCTTGAGTACATCACCTGACTTACAGCAAGAGGTATACATTCTCAATGAGAAGGACGGTCACTGGGCTGACGGTGTGTGGTGGTCTAACACCTCATACAAGTCACGCAGTTACTGGGCTACCAGTTACACTGGTGGGTATTACAATGGCTATGCATCTAAGGAGGACTATGACTTCTTCGAGAGAGACAAGCATCTACTGCTATCATCTGATGAATTGTTAGATGCTGACGGTACCGTCAGAACTATCTATGATGTGTGCTACCATTGCTACTCACACCTACGAGAGGACGACTACAACGAGGGTGCTTGCACTGCATGCAATACATGTATAGACTGCAACGAACACATGGCACACTGCATGTGCTACAATCCTAACAGTACTGTTAGAAGTAACGACTACTGGTGGAAGCAAGAACAACAACAACTAGAGAAATTGGATTGGTAACATGACCGAGACTATTAAGATTACATATGAAGTTGAGTACTTCTACCATGAGATACTCAAGGACATGCTGGACAGTGGTGAGTATGGGTTGGGACAGCATCCTGTAACTGACGAGGCTATTATATACAATGCACTAGACAAGTTCATTACCATGAGCGGTGGTATCCCTATGATTCCATCAGCCCTTGACCAAGCAGGTGTACTCACAGTAGAAGATGATAGGGGAGAACTTCTCTATCAATTCCCAGGGTACAACACACTAGCGCAAAGAGAGGATGACCATGATTCGCGAGTATTTCAATGAGGTTATGCTTGACGTAAGGTCAATCGCTGCCGAATCAAAGATAGATTTGTTTGAGTTCCGGTCGCGAGACGGTGGTAACCCTGCCTCCATGCCGGTCAGAAATCGCCAGAAGATGAGTGACTTGGTGCTTGAACTACCTGACTTTGAGAATGCATCATGCAAGGGCATTGGACATCAGGCTTTCTATGATGATGGACTAGAGGTTGAAGCACCGATAGACCAAGACGATACAATCTGGTCCTCAAACAAGCCAGTGCAACATGCATACCTCAGGCGTATGTGTCTGTCATGTCCAGTAGTACAAGAGTGCAGGGAGTGGGGCATAACACGTGAGAGGTATGGGTTCTGGGGTGGCATGACTGCTACTGAACGTGAGTCAGAGCGCATCATGCGTGGCATCAGAGTCAATGAGATAGACTATCAAGTACACATAGGAAAGGTAGAAGTTAATATGGGAGGTGATGAAGATGAGCAATAGTTTACATGGGTCAGGCTGGTTTACCAGTGAGAGAAGTGACGACTGGGATTGCCCTGAGTGTGGCATTGAGGTCATTGACATAGACGTACCGGCAGATGATGACGGCACTACCGTTAGTTACTGTCCTGAATGTAATTACGAAAAGATAATTACAGATGAGCAACGTCTTGAGTGGACCACTGATTATGATAGCGAGCAAGACTATGGAAGATAACAGTCCACTGTTCTTGCTCAACATGACTGACGAGTTCAGAGAGGAGGCAGGTATATGGTGGAATGAACGTGCCCACCCTGCACTGAAGATGTTGGTTGTATCTGCTGCATACTATGAGCACATAGCACATGACGTAGAGCACGCTGACGACTACCTTAAGGAGATATCTGGTGAGATGGATTAACTTAGTGTCATACACACTCAACTTCATACTGTTGATTGCTGTATCAAATGCTAAGACAACCATAAATCGTTACGAAAAAGTTATGAGAATGTTAGGAGTCAAATGAGAACAAGGAAGAAGGAACTTGATGCTATCTCTGATGCATTGTCACGACCCGCCGAATCGGTGGATGAATTAGCCAAAGACGTATGGGACCTGATAGATTCATACCGTAGGGAAAGAGATGTGTACGTGGTGGGTGTTAACTACCAGGGGGTTGGACAATTTCTCTTTGGACCTTACGAGTCAGAGGCTATGGCTACCAAAGACTTCGAGGGTCGAGGTAACATACAAGCACTCAAGTCCGGTGACGTGGCAAGGGTATTCAAGG